AATTGGAAATCATGATACTTATTACAAAAATACAAATAATTTAAATTCTTTAAAAGAATTAATTGATGATAAGTATAAAATGATTAAAATTTATGAAAATCCAACAACCTTAAAGTTTGATGATTTTTGTTTTGGTTTAATACCTTGGGTGACAAAAGAGAATGAACAAGAAGTTTTAAACTTTATAACAAATTGTTCATGTAGAATGATTGGTGGACATTTCGAAATTGTAGGGTTTCAAGTAATCCCTGGAGTTAAACATCAGGGAGGTTTTAACATATCTGTATTCTCTAGATTTGATCGGGTGCTCTCTGGTCATTTTCATATCAAACAATCTGAAGGAAATATTCATCTCCTTGGAACACAATATCAAATGAATTTTTCTGATGTTCATTCCACAAAAGGATTCCACGTCTATGACACAAAAACCGATGAAATGGAATTTATACAAAATAATAACAATATATTTCATATTTTTGTTTATGACGATTCTTCTGCGGATGAAATTAAACGTATTGCAAAATTTATAAATGAAACAAATTTAAAGGGTGGATTTGTACGCATTACAATTCGTATTAAAAATAAACAAGAAGTATTTGATAAATTTATCGATGCTTTATGGGGAAAGGGTATTCAAGATCTTTCTGTAGTCGAAGATCATCTTGAAAAAAATAACACAGTTGATTTTTGTGAAACAGAAGATACAATTAGTATTATTGGCAGAGAAATTGACGCTATTGAAAGAGATATTGATAAAGTAAAGTTAAAAACTTTAATCAAAGATTTATATATGGAAAGTTTAACTATATGATTCCTGAAATTGAAAATTCTAAAAATATTAATTTTAATATTAAAACAGAAGAAACAATTCTAGAAGAAAATAAAAAAATAGAATTACAATCTGATGGTTTAATTAAAAGAAATTCACATTCACATTATTATGGATATCTTGTACAAAATGGTTCTAGTTCTAGGTTTTCTTTACCAGAACAATTTTCTCCAACAAGTGTTTATCTTAAAAAATCTAAAAGTTATGGATATGGAGTATTTGCTTCTAGAGATTATCGAATTGGAGATACTATAGAGGAAACTTTTGTTATTTTATTAGATACAACCGAAACAACAGTATCTGATTGGGTATTGAATAAATTTTCACATAATTGGGAATGTGATTGTGATATTTGTAAAGAAAATGGTAAAACTTTGTTCATTGCTCCTGGTTATATCATGATGTATAATCATTCGGATAGTCCAAACGCACATATGATGTTGGAAAAACCATTCCGACGAGTTCGAATGATTGCGTTAAAGGATATTAAACAAGATGAAGAAATTACCTGTTATTATGGGCAAGAATATACAAAAACTTTAAATAGACAAAATAAATTAGATAAAAGAAATGATATATCTGAATTACATAATGGTGGATCGTTTACATCTAATAAACCTTGTGGATCAAAACCAACAGAATCTATTCCTGAAGTAATTAAAGGAAACAACGAGAATATAGAATTCAAAACTCGGTCTATAACATGATTAAATTTCATAAAGTAAGATTTAAGAATTTTGGATCATTTGGAAATAATATTACAGAAATTATCCTTGACCAAAATAATACAACGTTAATTTGTGGAAACAATGGAAGTGGAAAGTCTTTTGCCTTTCTTGATTCTATTACATTTGCTTTATTTGGAAAACCATTTAGAAAAATTAACATTCCTCAACTTGTAAATTCTGTTAATGAAAAAGCATGTTTAGTAGAAATAGAATTCAGTAAGGGACAAGACAAATTTATGGTTAGACGAGGAATTAATCCTCGTTTATTTGAAATCTATAAAAATGGTGATCTGCTAAATCAAGATGCTAAAAGTTTAGATTACCAAGAAGTACTAGAACAACAAATTTTAAAGATGAATTACAAGACATTCACTCAAGTTGTAATTCTTGGTAGTTCATCTTTCATTCCATTTATGCAGTTATCTGCCGCTGATCGCAGATCTGTTATTGAAAATATTCTTGATATTAATATTTTTAGTACTATGAATGCTGTATTAAAAGGAAAAATTCTTTCTCTTAGAGAAAATATAAAAGAATTTAATACTAAAATAGAAATTGAAAAGAATAAAATCAATACTCAAATAAGTTTTATTTCAACGCTTGAGAAGAAAAATAACGAAGATAATCAGGATAAGTTAGATCGCATAAATGAACTTCAATCTATTTGTAATGATTTAAAAAGTAATCTATATGCTTCTGGTTTGACCATATACTCTCAAGATGATATTGATAATTCAATAAGTAGATTGAAAGATCAAAGAGATAAAGTTAAAGAAATAGAAAAGAAACTCGCCTCTATCGAATCGCAAAAGAAACAAAAAGAAAAAGAAATTATATTCTTTAAGGAAAATCAAAACTGCCCTGTATGTTCTCAGCAGTTAGATGAAAAGATAAAAAAACAAAAAATTCTTTCTACAAATCTTGAAATTTCAAACATAGATGAATCTATTTTTCAGGGAAAAGAAACAATTCAAGATAAAGAAAATTTTATTGAACAACTTGAAAAAGCATTGACTGAAACGAGAAGGTTATTAATAGAAAGAAATCGAATTGAAAGTGAAATACAAGCGCACGAAAAAGAAATTAAACGGATAGAATCTTCTATGAATAAATCATCATTGGTTGGTGATATAGAAGTAGAAAAAAATAAACTTATTTCATTACAGGGTGGATTAGAAATATTAGAAAGCGAAAGAAAAGAACATTCTGAAGATTTAATGTATCATGAATTTGCGAATGATCTTCTCCGCGATGGTGGAGTTAAGACCAAAATTATCAAATATTATCTTCCACATATGAATAAATTTATTAATAAGTTTTTATCTTCTATGGATTTCTTTGTACAGTTTAATTTAGACGAAGAATTTAACGAACAAATAAAGTCTAGGCATAGAGATGATTTTAGTTATATGAATTTTAGCGAAGGTGAAAAGATGCGTATTGATCTGGCACTTCTATTAGCATGGAGAGAGATTGCCAGATTAAAGAATAGTATAAATTGTAATCTTCTTATTCTAGATGAAGTTTTTGATTCTTCTCTTGATTCTGTCGGCATGGATGAACTTATGAAATTATTAAAAGTCATAAGTGATAAAGCAAATGTTTATGTTATAAGTCATAAGGCAGATCAACTAGTTGATAAGTTTTCTACTGTTGTTTCTTTTGAAAAGAAGAATAATTTTAGTAAAATGATAAATATCTAAATGAACGTTACAGATAAAGCAAATTTTCGTGGCAAATATCGTCAATATGATGTTGACGGAAATCCTTATTTGTATAAAATAGGAGATGTTGTTGATTGGAATGGAGCAAATTATGTTGCTGTTAAACCAACAACAAACAAAGTCCCTGATACTAAGGATGGTGATCTTGTTTGGAAATTATTGGGAAACGATCAATCTTTTTATATTTCAGAAACAGTCCCAATAAATACAAATAAGGGAGATCGTTGGTATAAACCTTCAACTGGTATTTTATTTACTTTTGTAAAAGAAGAAACAAATCAGTTTTGGGTTGAATTGTAAAATAAAAAGGAGTATAATATTTTGATATGAGTCGTGAAGAAAACAAAAAGGATAATTTTAAAGATAAGTTTAAACCTAAACAACTTAAGTCTGTAAATAGAAAAGAAAAAGATTCTGAGAAAAATAGGTCAAAACAAAAACTTAAAAATTATGTTGAGAGCGGTTTTGAAGACGATGATTACGAAGACAACTTTATGAGATAAATTATGAAAACTGTGACTTTTTCGAAAAATACATTATCAATTCTTAAAAACTTTTCAAGTCTGAATTCAAACTTACTGGTAAAACCAGGTAACGTAATTAAGACAATTACTCCATCCAAAAATGGTATGGCAGTAGCAACTGTCGATGAGACATTTGATACTGAATTTGGTATTTGGGATCTTAATAAATTTCTTGGAGTTATTAGTTTGTTCAATACTCCAAATTTCTCTTTCGGAGAAAAGAGTGTAAAAATACAAAATGGTGGCACTTCAGTAGTAAATTATTACTATTCAGAACCTCGTTTACTTACGGTTCCAACTAAAGATGTGAACATGCCAGCAGTTAATGTTGGTATCAATCTTTCGGAAAAACAATTTTCCGAACTTCAGAAGGCAGCATCTGTGATGCAACTTCCAGATCTCTCCTTTACTGTAGATGATACTGATATTGTGGCAATGGTTTCAGATCTCAGCGATCCAACGACCAATACTTACAAGGTTGTGGTTGATGAGAATTGGAATGGACCTAACTTTATGTTTAATTTTAAGATGGAGAATATTAAGATTCTTCCTGGAGATTATCAGGTAAACTTTGCCAAGAATATTGTTGGTGAATTTGTAAACAAGAATATTTCTCTCAAGTATTGGTTTGCTATGGAAGCAAATACATCAAAGTATGATTCATAATATGAAACCTGAAAACTTTCTATGGGTCGAAAAGTATCGACCAAAAACTATTGAAGAATGTGTTCTTCCCATGTCGCTAAAGTCAACCTTTAGCGACATGGTTGCTAAAGGAGAACCACAAAATTTACTGTTCTCTGGGAGTGCGGGTGTTGGCAAAACAACTGTTGCCAAGGCACTCTGTAATGAGATGGGATCAAATTGGATAATTGTCAATTGCTCTGAAGAAGGAAATATTGATACACTCAGAACTAAGATTCGCCAGTTTGCCAGTACAGTATCTTTGAGTGGGGATGTTAAGAAGGTAGTAATTCTAGATGAGTTTGACTACTCGAATGCGAATAGCATTCAACCCGCTCTCCGAGGTGCTATTGAAGAATTTGCCAATAACTGTCGATTTATTCTGACTTGTAATTATAAGTCACGAATCATTGAACCAATTCACTCTAGATGTACATGTATTGATTTTGTTCTTCCAACCTCAGAAAAACCTCAGATCGCTGCCAAGATGATGGAGCGATGTATGTTCATTCTTAATTCGGAAGGTATTAAGTTTGACAAGAAGGTTCTTGGTCAGTTGATCACTAAGCACTTCCCAGACATGCGTCGTATTCTGAATGAACTTCAGAGATATAGTGTTTCTGGGACGATTGATGTGGGTATATTGACTTCTGTGACCGATTCTGAAATCAAGAATCTTGTCACATCTCTTCGCAATAAAGACTTTGCTGGGGTTCGTAGATGGGCAGCATTGAATGCCGAAACTTCTCCACAGGAGGTTTATAGAAAAATCTACGATGCTCTGGGAGAGGTTCTTGAGAACCAAAGCATTCCAGAGGCAATCTTGATTCTAGCGGAGGCACAGTATCGTAGCGCGTTTGTTGCGGATCAGGAGATCAATATGGTTGCTTGTCTTGTTCAACTTATGATGTCATGTGCCTTTAAATAATATGTTATCTGATATACTAAATTCAATAAATCAAACAAAGGAAAATCTTTTCACATCCGACCCAAGGATTGAAAAAGAATATTTTCCTTTCGTAATTAATAAGTGTTTTTCTTATTTTCCAGATACCATATTTTATGCCAATCGCATGAATCAGGTTTCTGGTTTGGATAAGAAAATGCAATATGATTACCTTCTCTCATCGATTTCAAAGAAAAAGAGGTTTTCTAAATGGATAAAACCCGAAGAAAATAAAGATATAGAGGTAATTAAAGAAGTATATGGATATTCAGATCAAAGAGCAAGGGAAGTTTTAGATCTAGTTTCCGTCGAAGATCTTAAACAATTTATACAAAAAGGTGGTCAAAAACGGTAAAAATATAAATATTTTCTGTCAATATGGGAGTATATTATGACAGAAGATATTTTTGAGGGATTGGGAGTAGAAGTAAAGTTAAAAAACGAAGAAGACTTTTTGAAAGTCAAAGAAACTCTAACTCGTATTGGAGTCTCTTCTAAGAATGATAAAAAGTTATATCAATCGTGTCACATACTACACAAAAGAGGTAGATATGCTATTATGCATTTTAAGGAAATGTTTGTTCTTGATGGTTTGGATTCAGATATGTCTGAAGACGACTTGGGAAGAAGAAATACCATCGTCAAACTATTAGTTGAGTGGGGACTGATTGATGTGGTAGATCCTATTAAGTATGCTCAACCACAACTTTCTCTAGCACGTCTTAAGATAATTCCACATAAAGAAAAGAAAGAATGGACTCTAATTCCTAAGTACCATATAGGAAAGTGATATAAATACATGTGGAGTTTATATTATGAAGAAAATGCAAGCTATCGGTGCTCCCTTTCTTATCGAACATTCATCGTGTTCTGATCTTAAACCTAAAAATTTTGATTGGACTACTGAAGATTTTCCAGTAAAAGTATTCATTGACTCTGCCATTCCTGTGGGAATGACATATCAGAAAAAACCAGGAGAACGTAAAATAGCATGGGTATGCGAATCCCGTGCTATTTTTCATTTTATGAGTTTTCCCAGAGATATATGGGAAAAAGAATTTGATAAGATATGCGATTCTTATGATTTGGTATTTACATCAGAGATGGATTGGGTAGGTAAGCATTCAAATGTAAGATACTGTCCAGCAGGAAGTAATCTTCCATGGGCAAAAGAACAATCAGTTTTTAATAAAACAAAATTAGTATCAATGGTTGCTTCACCAAAACGATATTCGTTTGGTCATGCTCTTAGACACACAGTAGCAGAGCAACTTAGAGGCACTATTGATTTATATGGTGGTGCTCTTGGATCTAAACGTATTGGTAAAACTACGTGGGATAAATCAGAAGCATTGAATGATTACATGTTTCAAATAGTCATTGAAAATGATAAATATCCAACTTACTATACTGAAAAAATTACAGATTGCTTTGCTACTGGAACTATACCAATATATTGGGGTACTCCAACAATAAATGAAATTTTTAATCCAGAAGGTATTTTAGAGTTATATCCTGGATTTGATATGAAACAATTGACTCCTGATCTGTACCATAGTAAAATAAAAGCAGTAGAAGATAACTTTAATCGTGTTAAAGATCTCAAATCTGCTGATGAACAATTATTTGAATTAATCAATGAAAACTGAAGTAG